TCATCGACCGGTTTGCGGCGCGACCCGCTTTATGCCCTTGCGCAAAAAGATCACGGCGAGCGCCTCCATGACGAGCTGGACCGCCGACCGATCCTCGAAGCCGGGCAGGTCCACCCCCGCCAGCTGAGCAATTCCGGCCACCAGCATGGCCGCGGCAACGATGTAGGTTCTGTATCCTTCGAGAACAGTCATGGGTTCTTGTCCTTTGTCATGGGAAACGGGGGACCGGGCGTCGGTTAGCGCGGCCCTGCGAACGGCTTCGACGCGGCGCTTCCAGCCGCGCCCGAAATGCCGGTAGGTCGTCAGGCCCTCGAGAAAGGCCACTCGGGCGACGCACAGCGCCTCGATCAGGGCGCCGGCGCCATGCCTGTCGCAATGGCGGGCAACACCGTCTGCGGTCACCGACCCGAAGATTCCGTCCTGCGGCACCGCAAGGAGGGCCTGCAGTTCGCGCACCGCTCTTGCGGGCCCGCTGTTCACAGCAAAGTCGAAAAGAGCGTGGTCCAGCCCGTCGGGCACCCTGTCGGCGCCGCACACCTGCCAGTAGCGGACCCGATAAAGCTCGTTGGCTTCCGCGCGTGACAGGTCGCGGACTTGAGCCTTCTCCAACCGCCACCAGGGCTCGACGCCGCGCCAGTCGGCGAGGGCGCGGCGGGTGACCCCCATGTTCGTCGCACCGCCCGGATCGGCCGGATGGTCGACATAGCCGCCTTCATGCCCGAGTACGCGGTCAAGACAGATTTCAAATCGCGTCATGAGTGGGAATCCTGTTCGGCAGGGGCCGAGACCGGTTCAGGTGACCAGCTCGAAATGTGCGGGATGACCCTCGCCAAGCACCGCGCTTTGCTGACGGACCACGAAGGAGAGCTCGGTTGCCGGGCCAACGCCGTCCGCATCCTGCATGACGGACGTGTAAACGAAGGCTGGAGCGGCCAGATCGACCCCCCGCAGTTCGGACGCGCCGTCGAATATCCGGAGCCTGTAGTGCTCCGGCACGAAATCGAGGGCCACATCGGGCCCGGTCCAGTTGTCCCCGCCGATCCTGGTTCGTCTGATCCAGGAAAGGTGAACATCGGCCCCACCGGATGGCCGCCTTGCGCGCGCATGGACCGGCGCGAGAGGCAGGGCCGGCGCTGTGGTCAGATTGATGTCCAGAGGCTGGCCGCCCGGCTCACCTCCGGGCACGACTAGAAGGCCGAGCACCTGGTCGAGTTGGTCCGCCTCGACGGGCACATCCGTGACATCGGAAGTAACCGGTAGACAGGTGGCACCGGCCGATGCAGGCGCATCGAGCGCATGATCGGTCCCCTCCAGCCCCCGCAGCAATCCGCCGAGTTCATAGCTGTTCTCGGCCACGAGGGTCGCCCGTTCGAACCCGATCACCTCCCATTCGCCGTCGTCGTGCTGGACGAGCATGCGGTTCACCCCTGCCAGAACTTCCGCGCCCGTTGCGGCGGACAGCTGGCCCTCGAAAAGGGTAACGAGCGGCCGGGCGGCGCGGTCCCACAGAGCGATGGGACCGGCGCCGAGGTCCGTCCCCAGAACCCCCATCGACAGGGGCCGGTCGAGGCGGGCGAAGGTACCGCCGGTATCCGCGCGCCGGATCGCGATGGAACCCGGCCATGGATCGGCGAAGGCGAAGGGCACGATGCGTGTGGGGCTGACATCGCCGCCCGCACCCGGAATATGGGCTGCGGCGGCGACGGGCCGCGCCCGCGCATTCGGGACGAGTGTGGCCGTGGAAGCCGGCTGGGCGGCAAAGCTCGATATGCCGCCGGGGTCCGAGCGCGTGGCCGACAGTGCGATTGCCCGACCGATGCGCAGCACCTCGACGGAAAAGGCGTCCGGTGCCAGATCGGTTATGCTGAGCCGGTCGCCGACCTCGAGCGCCTGAAGAGACGGGGGCAAGGCCGCTTCCAGCCGCTCCACCTCACTTCGCGACCGCAGCACGCGTTCCGCCGCGCGCCGGGCCGCGCCTCCTTCGAAGACGAGATTGGTTGATACGCCAGCTTTGGAAGGTCCGGAGCCCGTGACAGCCGAGGCGACGGACGACCGATAGTCGGCGCCCTTATCGGCGTAGGACAATTCTAGAATGCCGATACGCTCATCCGTGTTGGGCCGGATGCGGGACACCACGGGCCCATCGCTTGCGGCCAGTCTTTCCCGGTTGACCGCGAGACCGTCGCCGGCGGCCGGGTCAAAGAACTCGACGCCATCTGGCGTGTCGCGCAGGCCCAGCCCGCAGGCTTCCGCCAAGGGCTCCACGGCGTCCCGCATGCCGCCGATCCGGGGCACCACAAGTCCCTCGACCATGCCGCCACTGGACGAGGCGCCGGCGATCTGCACGCCATAGTCGCGGGCGATGGCCCGCACGAATTCCTCCGGCGCGGCTATGCCCAGACGTCCGGTCAACCAATGTCCGATGGCATGGTTGGGGCCATCCGACCAGATGTCGGTGCGCTGCGGAAATGCGGGATAGGGCCGCGCATCCCAGGTCCAGACATAGAGCCGGTCCGGGTCCACCATGCGGCCTTCGTAGACGCTCGAAAACGGGTTGTTCTCGTCCGCAAAGCCTGTCGCGGCCGGTATCCAGTGCTGCTGGTGCGCGCGCAGGAACTGGCGCTGCATAAGCGCATCGGACGTTCCCTTGGAGAAATAGGGCCGCCCGTCCTCGGCGCTCTTGGGGTCTCCGAAAATGTTGGGCTGGTTGGCGCCCTTGTCGACCGCCGCGCAGCCGATCTCGGCGAACCAGACCGGCTTGGACTGGGGCACCCAGCCTGTCGCATCGGGCTGGCGCACGCCGCCCACGCGATTGTGGTTCGCATTGCGCCACCAGCTCACGATATCCTTGTAGCGCCAGATCCAGTCTTCGCCATGGGTTGCGTCGTCGATGGGGGAACGGATGCCGGCGCGGCGATCCTCCGCCGAGGCGTAATACCAGTCGTACCCTTCGCCGCCCGTTATGTTCGCGCCGAGATAGGACAGCTCGTAGGGACTTGTGGCGATTGCCGCGTCGGGGCCCCTGCCGCTCCCCCGCCAGTCGGCCAGCGGCATGTAATTGTCGATACCGACGGCGTCGATGTCAGCGGACGCCCAGAGCGGGTCGAGATGAAACAGCTTGTCGCCCGGCGCGCCGGCCGGCTGATAGCCGGAATATTCGGCCCAGTCGGCGCCATAGGTGAGCCGCGTCGAAGATCCGACGATGCTGCGCACCTCGGCCGCGAGATCGACAAGCGCGTCGACGAAGGGAAAGCTCTGCGGGGCGTCCCGCAGGATCGTCATGCCGCGCAGCTCCGATCCGAGAAAGATCGCATCGACCCCGCCGGCCATGTCCGCGAGCCGGGCATAATGCAGGATGAACCGGCGAACGCCCCAGTCGACGCCTCCGGTGAACCGCACGGTCTCGCCGTCCGGCACGAACTGGCCGGCGGTCGCGGTTCCCGCAAAGGCCGCAATGTCCGGCACGATGCCCGCCGTTCCGTCCGGCGATCCCGCCATGCCGGGCGCAGGGTCGCATGTCACACGGCCCCGCCAGGGATAGGCCGGCTGGCCCGGGGTCCCCGAATAAGGGTCGGGCAGGTCGTTGTCGCCGGGAATGTCCATGAGGATGAAGGGGTGCAGCGTGACCTTGAGCCCGCGCGCCTTGAGATCGGCGATGGCCGCGAGCACCGAGGAATCGGAGGGCGAGCCGCCAAAGGCAGGTCCTCCCGCATGCCGGCTGACCACGGGCGCCTCCTGCCGCTCCTGACCCGAAACGATCCAGCGCGTGCCCTCGATCGAACGTGACGCGCCCTCGACCCGCGGTCGGATCCGGCACTGCCCGCACCTGAGATCGTCGCCGAACCATGCAACGACCAGCGCGACATGTTCGAGGTTGGGGCAAAAGGCCTGCAGCTCGTCGATGGACAGGGTCCAGTTGGAGGTACGGCCGAGCAGATGCGTGTTTTCCAGCGCAGTGACGCCGGCCGAAACCAGGCGCACGCGCGGTTCGGGATCGTAGCCGAACTCGGTTGCGCCCGGGATTACGGTGACGGCGCGGATATTGGGCTCGAGATCGCCCGCCGCGCGGACGATCTCCACGCTGATATTGGGAATGCGGTTGCCGAACTGGCCCAGCGGCAGCGCCTCGAACACGATATAGCACAGCCCGCGATAGGCCGGCGTCGCGTCTTCTCCCTGTTTGGCCGCGATCAGCGGGTCGCGCTCCTGGTCTTCGGTCCCGCGATAGACCCGGACCTGGAGCCCGTCCGTCTCCAGCAGGTGGCCGTCGGCCCAGATGCGGCCGATCCGGCTGATTTCGCCCTCGCACAGCCCGACGGCGAAATTGGCCAGCAGCTGTTCTTCGGCCGGCTCGGGCGCGGTACCCTTTCCGCCCGATGTATTTTCGGTCACGCGCTCGGGGTGGGTCGCCCAGATGATGTTGCCCGCAATGCGACACCAGCCATAGACCCGCGGTATCGCGCCGCCCTCCGAGGACCCCTGCAATTGAAGATCGGCGGGCACGCGCTCGGGCTCGGCGCTGCCGAAAATGGCGGAGTCGATCGTGCTGCCGGCAAGGGCGCCCAGCGCGCGGCCGACCGTCGCGCCGATGGGACCGCCAACCAGCCCGCCGGCGAACTGGCCGGCCACCGATAATGCAAGTGTTGCCATTCAGGCCTTCTCCGGGAAAGCGTGGAGTTGAACCAGCCGCCGCCGCCAATCGGTATCGAACGGTACGACGATCACGCCCAGATGCTCCTGGGCATGAATGAAGTGGTCCGGCGCGACGAAAACGCCGCAGTGACGAACGGGCAGCCGGGTCCCGAGTCGGAACAGGCCCAGCATGCCGGCTTCGGGCGCCAGCCCCTCGACACGGCGAAAATGCCGGCAAGCGGCCGCCAGCAGCGCCTGGGCGCCGGCCCGGTCCCGCACGAGCCGTGGATAGGCGGGCATTGTTTCGGGTTCCGCGCCATAGACGTCCCGCCAGATGCCGCGCACCAGCCCGAGACAGTCGCAGCCAATGCCGTTGAGGCTGGCCTGGTGCCGGTAGGGTGTGCCGCGCCATGCCAGGGCCGCCTCGACGAGAGCCGTTTGCACCTGCGTCATTTGACCAGCGGCCTGCCGCCCCGCCCCTCGCCCGCGCGGGGATATCGCAGGACGGCGTCATTGCCCGGAATGTGTGGAAAGCCGCGGAAATTGACGGTGTTGGCGAATTTATCGCGACAGGTGGCATATGCCCTGTCGCACCCGGCGCGAAGCGTCAGCCTGTCGCCCACGGTCACCCGGTCTCCGACAGAATCTGCGAATCCGACCAGGTGGTCGCTGCCGGAGGTGACATGGCTGGTAACACGGTCTTTCAGGCCCGCCCGCTCGCCGGTGGTCCAGTTCGCAGTTCCGTGACCGAACCAGCCGGCCGTGAACATCCCGATATCGCCCAGACAAAGAAGCGTGCGCCCCTCGACCGTCACGACCTCGCAATCGATCCGCATTCCGGGCGCATCGAGGTCGACACCGCACCGGGCATCGCCCAGTTCGGCATCGCAAAGCGACTGGTAGCGGCGGCCCTGCGGAACATTCATGGCCTGGGACGGAGAACGCAATTCGGCCCGGAACCGGCCGTCCTCGCGCGTGATTTCGCCGATGGTATCGCGGCGCTGCCGGTCGCGTTCGGCGGGATTGCGCCAGTTGACGCGCCAGGTCGTCACCTCGGCCCCGTCGAACCGACCAAGGGCGATGTCCGTGTGCGAGATCCTGTCGGACCTGACCACGCCCAAGACCTCGGAGGTATCCACCTGCGCACCCCTCTTGGCGGTCACCTCGCCGCCTTCCAGCCCGTCGGCGGGCTCGAAGGTCAGCCCCTCGAAACTCAGAGCCACGTCATGGTCGGTGAATCCGAGCTCGACGCCATCGGTGCGCCTGATGCGCCAGCACCAGCAAAGGGTCGTCGCGCCCGTTGCGATATGATCGGCAAAGCCGGGATCGAGCCGTCTCATTCGTTCACCTCCACCAGCGGTATCGACAGGATCTGCGCGGCATCGAAACTCGCCATCTCGATATCGAGCCGGTCGGTGTCGAACCGGACGGGCACGTCGAACTCGAAGCCGGCCGTCACGGCCTGGCCGGATGCTGGGGCCGTGACAAAAGCGATCTCGCCGGTCAGGTCGTTCAAGCTCCAGTCGCCGGGGCCGGCCGGCGCGCCGTCGATCGCCACCTTGACGGTTCCGTCGACCGGCTTGGTGATCGGGCGATCATAGGGATCGAAGCTGACGCCATAGCGCTTGGCCAGCTGGAAAACGGTTCGGTCGCCGTCTCCGGTACCCAGCGCCTGGTCGGTCGCGGAAACGGCCATGCCGGAGGCCGCGCTCGCATAGTCGAGGCCATCCCGCCAGAGAAAGGCATGGAAGCGCCCGCGCCGCTCCTCGAAGAATTCGAGGACCGCCTGCATCTGGGCGCGCGTCTTGATGCCGTAGCCCGCGTCATATCGGCGTCGGGACTGCGCCCATCGGCTGTTGCGTTCCTCGGCGCCCGACACCAGCGAAACCACGTCGGTCAGCCGTTCGGGCCCACCGCGCGCGCCGAGCGCGATGTCGATGGGAAAACGCACCTGGTGAAAGGCCATCCTTTAGCTCCCGCGCGTGCCACGCTTGACCGCGCGCAGCAGCATGGCGCTCACCTCCGCCTCTGAGGCGGCAAAGCTGCGTGCGTCCTGCGCTGTCACGTTGAAATTGATCGAGACGGGCCGTCCGCCCGCGCTGGCGGCCACGCCGAGGCTTCCGTCGCTGCCCCGCCGCAAGGGCAGGATCGCTTCGGGACCGGCCTCGCCGGCCACTCCCAGCCCATTGCCCAATCCGAAATAGGTGGGACTTGCGACCACGCCACCCCTGGCGAACGGCGTCACCCCCTGAAGGGTCGGGTTGGTGGTGGTAAAGATGTTCTCGACGAGCCCGCCCACCAGATCGCCCACGGGCTTGAACGCCGCCTTGAGGGCGATGTCGGCAAAGGCACGCCCGACATCGGCCAGCACCGTCCTGAGGGAGCGGCCATCGGTAATCGCGCCCCGAAAAGCGTTGCTCAAGGTCCGCGCCACGCCGTCCGCAAGGTCGTCGAGACGCTCGAGCTCGACCGAAATGTCGTTGAGCTCCGCATCGAATTGTGGGCCGAAGCCGGATTCATCGGTCATTGCCGTTCTCCATGTTCATTGCGAGGGCCGTCAGGATGCGCGACCATGAGCGCCTCGAGCCGCGACCGGGCCATCGGCGCGGCCCCTGTGCGCCCGGCGAATGCCTCGTAGGCGCTTTGCAGCTCGCGCGGCGTCATCGCCCAGAACTGGGACGGTGTGAGCTTGAGCACGCCGAAACCGAATTGCATCGCCACCGCCCAGGGAAAGGCGATCATTCAGCCGCCCCGAAGGTCGCGCGCAGCAGCCGTGCCGCAATTTCCGCGGCGCCCTTGAGCCCATCATCCATCGGGGCGGCGGCCACTTCCTCGTCTGTCATGGCGTGGCCGGCCCCGCGCAGGCCCGCCCCCAGAATCGCGATAAGGTGACGGGCCGAGACCCGCCCCTCCGACAGCCGTTCCCCGAGGGCTGAGAGATCCTCGGCGGCGAACTTCGCCTCGAGTTCGGCCAGCGCACCAAGCGTCAGGCAAAGTGTCACCCGTCTGCCCCCGAGGGTCGCATCGATTTCACCGCGATGAAGGTTCGCCATGGCTCAGTCCGCCGTGAACTGCATGACGCCGGCGCTTTCGAGCGCCAGCTCGAAAGTGACCTCGCCCTGATGGTCCGCGCCGTATTCGAGCGCGACGATCTGGAACGGCCCCCCGACCGTGCCGAAATCCGGTACGACCAGCTGCCAGTCGCGTATGGTGCCGGCAAAGAACAGCGCCCGCACTTCGGCATCTGAGGCCGCGTCCTTGAAAATGCCCGTACCCGACACGCCCGCCCGCTTGATGCCGCCGCCCTGCAGCAGCTCGCGCCAGCGGCCGGCGGATTCGGCATCGGTCGTATCGATGCTCGCCGCGTTGAAGGTGAGATTCTTGGAGCGAAGCCCCGCCACGGTGATGAATCCGCCCGACCCGGTCTGGTCGAGCTTGAGCAGCATGTCCCTGCCCGATTGTGCGCTCATGATTGATCCTGTTCGTCAGGTTCGGAGAAAAACTGGAAGTAGATCGAGGCCCGTGCGTGGCCCGATTTCGGCTCGATCACCGTCTCGGTCCGCATGTGCCGCCGGTGCGTCACCCGCGTGTCGCCGTTGGAAAGGTCGCTCTCGCCCAGAACCGCCACCACGCGCTCGACGATTGTCGTCAGCCCGGTGCGGTCGGGTTCGGGATACCAGGCGTCGAGGCGCACCCGGTGGTCGTACCCGGGCGCGAGGTCCGCATTGCGCGCCAAAACGTCGTGCCGGGCCACCACGACGAAGGGCGCCTTCTTTTTCTTCGGCACCGCGTCGAACACCGCATCGTCGCCAATCGCGGCGATGAGGGCGGCATCGGCCGCGAGCGCGGCGACCAGGGCGGTCTGCAAATCATTGATGGGATGCGTCATCGGTTCACCCCGTCTGCTCGAAGGCGCGGCAGCGACAGACGAGAAAGGCCCGCCGCCCGTTGAGGTCTTCCGCCGAGACCACCTCGAGCGGGGTGTTGCGATAGACCAGCCGGTCGCCGGGTGACAGGTCGGTGCGATAGCGCATCACCGCTGTGTGAGAGATGCGTGCCGCCTCGCCGCCCGCATGTCCGGTCAGCGCGGGGCTCAGGGCCGTTACCCGGGCCCAGACGGTCGCGAGCGGGAAAAAGCTGGTCTCCAGGCCACCGCCGTCACCGACCACCTGGTCGCGGCGCATGAGGGCGACACGGTCTCTCAGCGTGCCCAGGGCCGGCCGTTCACCGTTCATATCGCCACCGGCCGGTAGGGCGAGACCAGCCGGTCGAACCCCGCCGGCACCACCGCGCCCGACCCGGCGACCACGACCGCGTCGCGGTGCTCGAACCAGTGCCCCACGAGCGACAGGAGGGCCTGTCTGAGCCCTGCGGGCACGTCGTCGGGCGTCGATCCGTAGCCGACCGTCACGTCAATCTCGATACTCCGGCGCTTGCGCAGCGCCGGCGCGTCGGGGATCACGCGCGGCAGGAACAGCCGTGCGGGAGCGACATCGGTCTCGGAGACCACCTCGGCGAGCGAGATCGTGAATCCCGTTCCTTCGCTGTCATAGGTGGTGATGGCATCGACCGCGATCAGCGGCGCGACGGGCAGCTTCACCGTGCGGTCCTGCGGCCAGTCGTCGAGGACGACGCGCCACGACTGCTCGATCAGCGCACGTCCCGTGATGGATTCGACGTGAATGCGCGCGGCGGCAATCAGCGTTTCGACAAAGCCGTCCTCGTCCCCGGAATCGAGGCGCAGGAAGGCCCTGGCGTCGGCCAACGCCACCGGCTCGGTGGCGGGGCCGGCCAAAAGATAGGATGTCATGCGATGTCCTTGGAGCGAAAAGAAGGGCGGAGCCCGCCGGGAGGCGCGGCGGGCTCCCTCGTCGGCCGGCCGGCAGGGAGGGGACCGGCTGGCCGGGAGATCAGCTCGCGGCGAATTTCAGGAGCTTGATCGCGTCATAGTCGTGCACGCCGCCACCCACGCGCTTGGTGGTGTAAAACAGCACATAGGGCTTGGCCGAGAACGGATCGCGCAGAACGTTGACACCCTGCCTGTCGACGATGAGGTAGCCGCGCCGGAAATCGCCGAAGGCGATCGGGGTCGCATCGGCGCCGATGTCGGGCATGTCCTCGGCCTCGACCAGGTCGAAACCCATCAGGCTGGCGCGGCCGCCGGGCCGCATCGCCGGCTGCCACAGATAGTTGCCGTCGGCGTCCTTGAGCTTGCGGATTGCGCCCTGCGTCGACCGGTTCATCATGAAGGTCGCATTCTGCCGGTACCCGGCCTTGAGCGCATAGACCAGATCGATGAGCACGTCGCTCTCGTCGCTCGCGGGCCAGTCGCCCGCCTCCCCGGTCGCGACATAGCCCAGATTTCCCCACGACCAGCTGGCCTCGGCCACCTGCGTTTCCTGCAGGAAACCGGTCGGCTTGTTGCTGCCGTCGCCATTGACGAAGGCGGCCGTTTCCTGCTCGGCGAAGGCCGCGTTGACCTCTTCGGCGATCCACTGGTCGACGTCGACCGCGGCGTCGTCGAGAAAGCTCGCCGTCGCCGAGGGCATGGCGTAAAGCTCCATGGTGGGAAAGCTCACCTCGGCCAGCGTCGGGGAATCGGTCTCGGGCCGGGCATCGGTCTCGCCCACCCAGCCCACGGCGGGGCCGGCGACGGAAACGGGCTTCTTATAGACCGAGCCCGAGATCCGGCGCACGCCGGAGATGGCGCGCATCGGGGAAACCGTGGTGAGAAGCCGCGTGATCTCGCTGGCGGTCTCCTCGGGCACCAGATAGCCGCCATCGGGGTTGGAGCCGATGGAGAGCGCCTTTTCCTCGCCGCGCCGCACATAGGCGGCAAAGGCGTCCTTGTATTCGTCCGGGCGCTCCGCACCCTTGCCGTCCAGCACCGGCCGTGCCGCATCGACCGCCTGGCGGTCCATGGCGGCCTTGTAACCGTCGAGAGCGGTGTTGATGCGCTCGAGCTTGTCCGCGATCAGCGGGTCGGCCGTGCCGCGCGTCTCGAGCCTGTCGAGCCGGTCGTCATTGGTCTTCTTGAACTCCTCGAAGGCCGACATGAACTGGGCGAACATGCCGTCGAGATCGCCGGCGGGCGGCTGGCCCATGGCCTTGATCTCTACCCGGTCGGCCCTGGGCAGGCTGGATTTGGTTCTGGTCATTCAGATCCTCTTTGGTTTTGTGTTGGTTCAGTGCGCGGAGACGAGCCCTATGGCGTCGGCCATGCGCTGCCTGAGCTGGTCGGACGCGGCGCTTCCGCCGGCATCCGCGATGCGGGCCCGTTCCATCATCGGGAAGGTGACGAGCGAGATCTCCCAGAGGTCGACCTGCCACAACCGCCTCAGCCCGGATGCCCGGTCGCGCGTCGCGCGGACGGTGCGAAAGCCGATTGAAAGCCCGTCCAGCGCCCCACCCGCCACCAGGTTGCGCAGTGACAGCGCGGCGGGCACGTCGGTGAGAAGCTGCCCCTCGACCCTCAGCCCGCGATCGTCCTCGAACAGTCGGACGATGCGGCCCACCGGGCGCTTGGGATCGTGCTGGAAAAGGAGCCGGATCCGGTCCCGTCCCTTCTCTTGCAGCGACCGGGCAAAGGCGCCCGGCATCACGATGTCGCCGCCCTGGTCGGCGATGCCGAAAATGCTGGCATGGCCGGCAAACCGGCCCTCCTGGTCGATCAGCAT